CTGGTCGTCAAATCCGATAAGCCCACACAGGAGTTCATCCCTGTAGAAGGCTTCAAGGATAGATCGCAAGAGAGCTTGCTGTGTATATTGCATACACGTGGGCTCAATTGCGATAATCCTAGGTGTTTTCAACGTTTTAGGAACGGAAATAACCTTCACAGGTATTTCCGCACCAGGTTCGTGGATAGTCAACCCTTCCAGATCATCAACAAAATGATGATTCGGAATAAGGTACCTATCAAGAAGGAAAACTTCCGATAGGCGACTGGTCCAAGACTGTTGTCGATACTTACCATTACTGGTAAGAAGATCAGCAACAGAACCCGGGCCATGCTTAGGGAGAAGTCTGTCGTAGTAGACATCTCTGTCTACTTCGGTAAAGACATCTCTGAAAAGCAAATCCGACATTTCTTCGAAATCAAGGAGATCACTCTCCAAGATATTCGAGTCGAATTGTCTGATATCCCTCTCACACTCGACATATCTAACCATCGCATTCACTGTTCTTGCATTACTGCAAGGCAGTGACATCTTCGCGAACGACAACGTAAGTTGTCGTAACGCTCGGATTGCATCGATGGAAGGATCGTCGAGCAACAGACCACTTCTCCGGTCGAACACACGGTTGAAGAAACCTCCTAGAAATAGGGGGAGACTTCCCCTTCCCGTTGAAAAGGAAGGGTGGATACCGACCTCGCCTTGGTCAATCCATTTTTGGATGAACTTTCCAAGGTCTGGTAGGACTATTGTTAAAAACGATAGTCCCTCATGTTCGAACCGCCTTCTGACGGTCTTAATGTCAGAAGTGGCACTGGTGCAGCAAAGGATGGCAGAATCTTCGGCCATCCTTGTCCAGAGTGACATAAGGCTTTTCACTTGCCCTCCTTTTAGAGGTAACAAGATCCATAGCTTTATGACACTTACAGTCGCGCAACCAACCCTGCCGTCCCATAAAAGAGACGATAAGGAGGTTCACATCCTTCTGGAAATCAGAAGGCGGTAGAACTATTACTAGTTCTGCTTCAGTGCGCGACGACCACAGCCGATGCCAGATGGCAGATGGTGACACCATTACGTGAACAGATGAAACTGATCACGTATCAGGGTAACCACCGATTGAGCAACTATAAGACCAATAGCCGTCAAAGCTTTCCAGCTAAGACGGATATGGAAATATAGGTCTCCATTCGATGGAACGTCATCATCAGATGCGTGCAAATTGCTCGGGTTCTCAGCCAAGTAAAGCGCTCGTGTTACACGCTTTACGGTTGGCCCTGAAACCTTTACACGCATATCGACTAACTCTCACCAGCAAGAAGCTTGGTGATGAGGGCATCCGAACTCGCTGAAAACTGGGTTTTGAAGCCAGTATAAACAGCGAGCTGCTCAGCCGCCGTGTACCCAGCGATAGGAACGTCAAAGACGATGTAACAACTCATCGAAACTTTGACATTCTCCGCTGGGATAAACGGATCGGCTGTGAGCTTAGAGTGGTTGACCCTGAGCAAATGCCTGTTTCTCTTCCCACTAACGTGGGAAGCAAGCATTTGGATCAGGCCATCAGCACTCTGGTAGGTAACTTCATCCCCCTCCGTGGAAACACGGGGGAGGGGAGTAGTCACCGCAGAGATAGTGATAGTCTGCGGGTCAGTAAAAGCCATAACGCATCACTCCTAGGTCTTGGCAGTTAAACGCCAAGGCCCTTGTGGCGCTTGACGTGGTGAAGTCATCAGCCGAAGAGCCGAGTTATACTCAGCGCAGCGGCTATGACCCATTGGCGATTAGATAAGCCATTCCAGCTTATCTCGAACCCAAATGGTGTCGCCTGTTCCCTCTGTCTGCTCTCGTAGTAGACAGTAACAGGAGAGGCGTAGGCATGACCACCGCTGAATTGCAATCCGTGAGGATTAGCAAGTTTCAGACGGCAAGGTCTGTCTAAGTAGTACGTCTCTGTATGGACTATGGTTTCCATAACATACCCGTACCGCATCACCAAACCGTCGGTTTGCCAGTCTGAGAGATTTGAAACAACATCTCCCATATTGGTGAACCAATCGACGGCCCAAGTCCAAGGAGCCGCCTTCCACACGACATCCGGTGTAAGCTCAATACCGTAAAGGTGTTCAGCTTCAGCA